AGCGTGCAGTGGACATCCGATGACGAACCGCTGTTCAACCAGGCATTCACCTACCGGCGCGCTCAGATAGTCGCGCCGCAGAAGACCGGCAAGGGCCCGTGGGGCGCGTCGATGGCGTGCCTCGAAGCGGTCGGACCGTCACAGTTTCTCGGCTGGGCCGAGGAAGGCGACGGGTACGCGTGCTCGGACTGGGGTTGCGGCTGCGGCTGGGAATACGAATATCTCCCGGGCGAGCCGATGGGCATGCGTCACCCGTCGCCGGTCATCCAGCTGACCGCGAACAACGAAGACCAGGTCGGCAACGTCTACCGTCCGCTGACCGCGATGATCCGGCTCGGCCCGCTCGGCGACCTGATGGCCGTGCGCGAGGGCTTCATTCGCATATTCGGCGGTGTCGGCGGCGAGGACTTCGACCGCATCGACGCGGTCACCAGCTCGGCGCGCGGCCGAGTCGGCAACCCGGTGTCGTGGGTACTGCAGGACGAGACCGGCCTCTACACCAAGCAGAACAAGATGGTCGGCATCGCCGAGACCCAACGCCGCGGCGCGGCCGGCATGGGCGGGCGAACACTCGAAACCACGAACGCGTGGGATCCCGCTGAGAACAGCACCGCGCAGCGCACCTACGAATCGAACGCCACAGACGTGTTCCGGTTCTACCGGGAGCCGCCGAAAGCGTTGTCGTGGAAGAACAAACGCGATCGCCGCCGGATCCTGAAATACGTCTATGAGGGCTCGCCCTGGGTGAACCTCGACAGCATCGAGGCCGAGGCCGCCGAGCTGAACGAGGTCGACCCCGCGCAGGCCGAACGATTCTTCGGCAACCGGTTGGTCGCCCGCGCCGGCACATGGCTGCCGCCCGACCTGTGGGACGCGGCTTATGCCCAAGCTGTGGCTTCCTAATCCGCCGCCCGGCACCGCGATCGCGGTCGGGTTCGACGGGTCGGAGAACAACGACTGGACCGCCCTGCGGGCCGAGACCCGCGAGGGATTCCAGTTCACCCCGCGATACGGGCCGGACAAGCGGCCGACGATCTGGAATCCGGCCGACTGGGGCGGGCGGATCCCGCGCGGCGAAGTGCACGCCGCGGTCGCGGAAGTGTTCGAAACCTGGCGGGTGGCACGGATGTACGCCGACCCGCTCGACTGGCGCAGCGAGATCGGCGACTGGGCACTCGCCTACGGAGAAGAACACGTCATGGAATGGGCGACAAACCGAATCAGCCCGATGTACTTCGCAATCCGCAGATTCGAAACCGACCTGACCACGCGGCGAATCACACACGACGGGTGCCCGATCGCGGCCACCCACATCGGCAACGCCCGCAAGGTATCGAAACCCGGTGACAAGTACGTGCTCGGCAAGCCAGCTGATCACCAGAAGATCGACACCGCGATCGCGTCCATCCTCGCCCACGAAGCCGCATCGGATGCGCGCGAGGCCGGATGGGAAGACATCGACGGCCGCATGTTCTCGATGCGGTGACACACCAGGAGGTGAGCGCTACATGGTCGAGCTGCGTACAACGCTCACCGACGACGAACGCGACATCATCAACCGACTCAACGCGAAGCATCACCGCCTGGCGCGCGAGGACAAGAAGCACGACGCCTACTACAAAGGCACGCAACGGTTGAAGCACCTCGGCCTGGCGGTGCCCGAGGAGCTCCGCATTCTCGAACTGGTCATCAACTGGCCCGGCATGTACGTCGACGAACTGATGCGGCGGCAGAAGGTCAAGAGCGTCTACCAGCCCGGCAGCGACGGCAGAGGCCCGGCCGACAAGCCGCTGCAGGAAGGGTTCACCGCGAACAACCTCGCCTCCGAGATCCCGATCCTGTGCAAGGAAATGCGGATCTTCGGCCGCGGCATGCTGTCGGTCGGCACCAACGAGGACGACCCCGAGCACCCGCTGATCCGGGTCGAGTCTCCTCAGCAGATGACGGTGCTCGTCGACTCGCGCAAACGGCGTATCGTGGCGGCGCTGCGCCAGTACTACGACGAGGACATGCGGCAGCGGGTCGGAACGCTGCTGCTGCCCGACAAGACCATCCAGATCGTGATCCGGGCAGGCATCTGGGATCTCGACATCGTCGGCGACGACAACGGCGTCGACGAGCACGGGCTCGGCCGCGTGCCGGTGGTTCTGGCGCTCAACCGGCGTCGGCTGGGGCACTGGGACGGCGAAACCGAGATGCGTTCGGTCATGCCGATCACCGACGCGTGCGCGCGGACGCTGACCGACCTGCAGTACGGCGTCGAGACCGTCGCAATGCCCAAGCGGTACGCGCTCGGTTTCAGCAAGAACGATTTCGTCGACAAGAACGGCAACCCGCAGCCGACGTGGCAGACCTACCTCGATGCGCTGTGGGCGACCCAGAAGAGCCTGAAGGACGCCCATATCGGTCAGCTGCCCGGCGCGGACATCTCCGGTTTTCACAACACCGTGAAGATGTATGCCGAGCTCGCCTCGAGTGTGACTGGTCTGCCGTTCCGCTACTTCGGCGCCAACACCGCGAATCCTGCTGCGGAGGGCGCGATCCGGGCCGACGAGTCCCGCATCGTCAGCAACGTCGAGGAATCGAACACCCATGTCGGTGTGGCGCTCGGCTGGACGATGGCGCTGTACGAACGATTCCGCACCGGCGAATGGCCCGCGGCTGGTCTGCCCATCGCGCTCGATTGGCGCGATGCGTCGACCCCGACCCTCGCCGAGGAAGCGGACTCGATCGTGAAGAAGGCCGGCGGTGTCCCGGTGCTCTCGCGTGAGGGTTCGTGGGATGAGATGGGTTGGGACGAGGCACGCAAGGCCCGCGAGCTCGGCTACTTCGCCGCCGAGGCCGAGAATGATCCGGTGAACCGGCTCGCCCGTGACCTGAACACGAACGGTGCGGGCAATGCCACCGCTGCTGCCACCGGCATCGGCTGAGTACTACTCCGAACAGCGCGACATCACCGCGAAGGTACTGCGGGCGGCCCGCGACATCTGGGGCCAGCGTCCGCCGGCGGAGTTCGATGAGTGGTTCGCGGCCAACGCCGACCGGCTCGTCGCGACGATCACCGCGGGGCAGGCGAAAGCGGTCAGCGGCGCCGACGACTATGTCGGGCGGGTGCTTGACCAGCTCGGCACCCCGGTCGACCCCGACGTCGGTATCGACGCCTCACGCCTGGTCGGTATCGCCTCCGACGGCCGCGACCTCGAGGGCTTGCTGTACGGGGCGATCGTGCACGCCAAACACGACGTCGGGCAAGGCTATTCACCGTCGCTGGCGTGGGAGAAGGCCAGTAAGACTCTGCTGCAGTACACGCAGACTCAGGTCGCTGACGCAGCCAGGGTTGCGACCGGGCTCGCGATCACCGCCCGCCCCGGTGTCGGATATGTGCGGCTGATCAACGTGCCGTGCTGCCCGCGCTGCGCGGTGCTGGCTGGACGCTGGTACAAGAAGGCCTCGTTTCAACGCCACCCCGGCTGCGACTGCCGCAACATCCCCGCCAGCGAGGATGTCGCCGACGACCTGACCACCGACCCGCGCGCCTACTTCGACAGCTTGTCGAACGAGCAGCAGGACAAGATATTCGGCAAGGCCAGTGCCGAGGCGATCCGCGACGGCGCCGATATCTCGCAAGTGGTCAACGCCGAGCGCGGCATGAAGGTCGCCGGCGTATACGGCCGCGAGCTCGCGATCACCACCGAGGGCGTGACCAAACGCGGCATCGCAGGCAAGGCGATCCGGGCCCGTGGCCGCAACGCGAAGACCACGCCGCGGCTGATGCCCGAAGCGATCTACCAGATCGCCGAGGACCGCGCCGAAGTGCTGTCGCTGCTGCGCAAGAACGGCTACATCTTCGACGGACAGCCGAAACGGGTACCGAAGCCGACACCGCAACCCGCTGCGCCCAAACCCGCGCCCGCGCCCGCGGTCGAAGCCGCACCGGTCGAGACACCGAACATCGGCGAGGCAGCGCCGAAACGGAAGGCGCGCAAGACGTCACCGTTCGCCGGGCAGTCGACCGCGGATCTCGAGGCGCGGATGTTCGCCAAGGCCGAGGCCGGCATCGTCGACGACGAATTCGACGCTCTCGCCGCGGAGATCGACCGCCGCACACTGCGTGCGCAGGTCGAGCGGGAGCGTCGCGCCGCGGCCCGGGAGGCGAAGAACCGTACCGCGGACTCGACCTACGAGCAGCTGCTCGCGCGGGGCGTCGACGACGAGGAAGCGATCGAGCGGGCGTACGGCGTGCCGGTCGAGAAGCAGCGCCGCTACAACGCGACCTCGACCCTGAACAGCTGGGGTTACGAGGGCAAGAGCCTCGACGCTCAGATCCGCGCGTGGCACAAGGACGAGGCGTATCGGGCGTGGTTGCAGGCCGAGAACGACACCAACGGCTACATGCTGTCGAAGGCGGGCGAGAAGGCCGGCACCGATCCGCGGCGTCTGTGGTCGATGCCCGAGGCGCAGGCCCGCAAGCACGCCAGCGAAGAACTGCGGGCATGGTGGGATGAGCACGGGCGCGTGACGAAAGCCGAGCTGAAAGCGCAGCTGCTCGACCCGACCGAGCTCGCGCGGATCCAGTCGAGCAGAAGGGATTTCCTGGCATGAGCGCACAGGAATACCTCGACGCCCGTAACGCTGGTCGCGCCGCATTCGACGCCGGCGAACCGACCACCGCGAACCCGTACTCAGCCGCGGCCCGCGCCGGGCTGTCGTACCGCGACATCGTCGTCGACGGCGCCGATATCGCCGAGGCGAACCCGAAAGCGACCATGCTCGCTCGGCTCTGGCTCGCTGGCTGGCAATCCGGCCGCGACGCCGACGAATCGTCCCGCAGCTAAGCGGGATCCGCGCGCACCGCCCCGCGCACATCGGGCGGCACCCCTAATCGTCCCGACCGGCGCGAGGCCGGCCGGAATCTCCGCGACGGAGGAACACCAGTGGATATCAAGCTGCCAACGCATCCGGTCTGGGGTCGCGCGATCGGCCTCCGCCGAACCGGCGCACCGATCTACCTGATCCAGGGCGGATCGGGGGAGGGCGAACCTCCCGCCGAAGGCGGCCAGGGCGACGGCACCACGCCGCCGGCAGGTTCGGCGCCGCCGAAAGACGGGGAACCGAGCAAGGGCGGCGAGCCCGACGACTTGGGCGAGGGCGGCAAGAACGCGATCAAGGCCGAGCGGGCACTTCGCGCGGCTGCTGAGAAGGCACAGCGCGAGGCTGAGGCCAAGCTCAAGGCGATCGAGAACGCCAACAAGTCCTAGGAGCAGCGCCGCGAGGAGCGCATGCGCGAGCTCGAACGGGACGCCGGTCTGGCCCGCCGCTACGAGGCAGCCAACGAGGCCGGCCTGCCGCTGTCGATGGCCGGACGTCTGGTCGGCACCACTCGCGAGGAGTTGATCGCCGACGCGCAGGCACTCAAAGCGCAGATCGGCGGCGTGACCACCGATCCTGCGACCCCTCCCGTGCCCCCGACCCCGAAGCCGGACCGGCGACAGGGCGGCGGTAACCACAACGCCACTGGTGGATCAATGGCGGCCGGTCGTGACGAGTACCGGGCGCGAAAACAGCAGAACAGCAAGTAATTCCACACTCTGAAAGGAGGGACGATGGACCTCAACGTCAAGACGGAGATCTTCGGTCAGGACGACCAGTCGTGGCTCGCCTCGGCCGAGGGCACCGACCGTGCACGCTCGATCACCCTCGACCTGTCCACCTTCACCCCGGCCACTCACTACCCCGAGGGCTGGATGAAATCGGGCTACGCGCTCAAGAAGCTCGGCAGCGGCCTCTACGGGCTGTTCAGCCCGGGCGACGAGTCGGCCGCGGTGATCGCCGGTCACCTGCTGACCGCGGTCAAGGTGCCGGCGGGCCTGACCAAGGTGGCCGGTGCTCTGCACTGGCACGGCGCCGTGATCGTCGCCAAGTTGCCCCACACCGTCAACGCTGCCGGGCAGGCGACTGCCAAGCAGATCAGCTACTTCTGAGAGGAGGCGTCCGATGGCACTCGTGATCAATTCCGATTACGTCCAGCCGGCCGAACTGACCGGTTACGTGCGCGAAGCGTTGGCCGACATGCCGGTCAACGACCTCGCGATCGTCAACGATCTGTTGCCCGACACCATGATCGACGACGTCGAGTTCCGGGCGAACATCACTCAGCGCGGTCTGCGCCGAGCTGCTCAGTTCCGGTCGTACGACACCGAGGCGCGGATCACCGGCCGCAAGGGCATCACCCGGATCTCGGGTGAGCTGCCCCCGATGTCGGAGAAGCGGCGACTCGGTGAGTACGACCGGCTGCGGCTGCGTAAGGCCGACACCGCGATCCGCGACCTGATCTTCAATGACGCGGTCGAGCTGGCGGACGCGCTGCGCACCCGGATCATCATGGCCAAGGCCGAGGCGATCGTCAGCGGCAAGGTCACCCTTGCGGAGAACGGTCTGTCCCTGACCGCCGATTTCGGTCGCGCGCCGGGCAACACCGTCACCGCGGCGACCAAGTGGGGCGTGACCGGCGCCGGCGCAGCCGACCCGATCAACGACCAGGAGTCGTGGTTCTCGGTCTACCGGGCCACCAACTCCGGGAACCCGGGCCGTGCGATCACCTCGCAGCGCGTCATGTCCGCGCTGATGCGCAACGACAAGATCCGCGCCTACTGCCTCCCCCCGGGCTCGACGCAGGGCGTCGTGACCCGCGACCAGGTCAACGCGCTGTTCACCTCGTTCGGACATCCCCCGTTCGAGATCTTCGACGCTCAGGTCGAGGACGCGGCCGGCAACGTCCAGCGGCTGTTCCCCGACACCGCTGTCGTCTACGTGCCGCGGTCGGGCGTCAAGATCGGCGAAACCGCGTGGGGCACCACCGCCGAGGCGCTCGAACCCGACTACGGCATCGATGAGACCGACGCCCCGGGCATCGTCGTCGGTTCCTACATCGACGCCGACCCGGTCGCGCGGTGGACCAAGGCGTCGGGCATCGGTCTGCCGCTGCTGCTGAACGCGAACGCCACCATGATCGCGACGGTGCTGTGATGGCGGCGCTCAACACCACGGTGCACGTCTACGACGACGACGGCAACGCGCACATCTACGGGCCCGGAGATATCCCCGACGGTTGGGCGATCGCGAAGATCACCAACCCGGACGTGTGGGCCGACGAGGACGAGGCGCACGCCGAGGACTCGGGCGACGGCCAGGGCGACGGCCAGGGCGACGGCCAGGGCGACGGCCAGGGCGACGGCCAGGGCGACGGCCAGGGCGACGGCCAGGGTCCGGGCCCGGATGACCCGCCGGCGAAGCCGATGGACGAGTGGACTGTGCCGCAGCTGCGCGACTACGCGCACAAGGCCGGCATCGATCTCGCGGGCGCCACCAAGCGTGCCGAGATCCTCACCGCGATCGTGCAGGCCACTACCCCTGCGCCGAATGGTGATGCTCAGGCATGACCGCGTCTGCGCCGTTGTTCGATCTCGCTGATATTCAGGACATCTCGGGCGAAACATACGAGGAGCCGGAGAAAACGCAGGTCGAGCGGTTCATTGCGATCGCGTCGGCGAAACTGCGGTCGCGGGTGTCCAATCTCGACGAGCGAATCGCCGATGGCCGCCTCGATCCCGTCCTCGTGACAGGCACCGGCGCCGCGATGGTGCTGCGTGCTCTGACCAAGATGCGCCGCGGGATCGGGGTCACCCGCACCGAATATCCGGAGGTGTCCGAGCAGTACTCGGCAGACTCGCGAGCCGGGCTCGTGTATGTGACGACCGAGGAGCTCAACGACCTGCTCGACACCCCGGACGACGGCAGCGACGCGTTCACGATCAGGACAGGCCGATGACTCTGCCGGAGAAGTGGACCGTGCTGCGGCCCGGGCCCACCACGACCGATCCCAGTACAGGCAACGCGATTCCGGGCGAGCCGGAAGAGGTGCCGTGGACGGGTCTGCTGCAGCAGCGGATCATCACCGGGCCCGAGCAGGAAGACCTCGGCGGCGGTGTCACTACCGAACGTCTGACGCTGCTACTGGATCCCGGTCTGCCGGGCGGGCTCTCACGACGCGATGTCGTGCGATTCGACGGCCCGGCAACGGTTTCCGACCTCGTCGACGTGGGCGGCACCGTCACTGTGCAGGGCACCCCGCGAGTGCGGCGCCCGGCCACGGGGTCACGCCGTCCCGCCTATATCGCCGCCATCGTGCGGCACGCATCCGATATGAAGGAGTAACCCATGATCGTCACGTGGACCGATGACAACGGCATCACCCACACCGGCTCGGCCGAGGGCCGCGCCTACAAGCGGCACAAGGCCGAGCAGGCGAAGGCCGCCGCGCGTCCGAGCGAGCCGGTCGGCACTGTCGAGAGCGGTCTGATTCGGGCCATCCCCGAACCGCTCACCGAGGCAGCGGCACCGGCGGCCGAGGCGGCGCCGGCTGTCGAGCCGGCCGCGGTTTCCGAACCAACTGCCGAGACCGAGCCGCGGAAGCGCAGCCGATAGCTGATGGCCGGCTCGGCACGGCTGACCGTCTTCGATGGTGTGGTCAACCGCTCGGCGCGGGTGCTGTCGACGCCGCGGCGACGCGAGATCACCAAGGAGATCGTCGAGGAAGCGCGAGCGACCGCGCCCGTACTGACCGGCGAATTCCGTGACGGCATCCGCGAGGATATCCACGGCAACGACGTCGACGTCGTCGATGACGACCCCGACGCCATGTACAAGGAATACGGGACCAGCGATACCCCAGCGCATGCGACGCTGACCGACGCTGCCCGCAAGCGCGGCCGGTACTCCGGTTGGCAGCCGCGAGGGCGCCGCCGATGACACCGATCCCGTTCGCGCCCGGCGCTGTCCGGGCGTTCCTGATCGCGCAGCCGCAGTTCACCGCGAGGGTGCCTGCCGCAGCGATCACGACCCGCGACCTGCCCGACCCGCTCACCGCCGCATGCGTGACGCTGCGCGCGCCGGGCAACGTGGGCGAGGATCCGACGCTGCGCAAACCGCTCGTCCAGGTCGACGTGTGGGTGCCGAAAATCGAAATCCTCGGTGGCACCACCGATCCCGAAGAACTCGCGTGGGATGTCGCGGCGCTGGCAGGCGATCTGCTCGCGCGGGCCCGACCGCAGGAGTTCCGCGGATCCGGGTGGAAAGCCCGCTGGACCGACGGCCCGATCACCTTCGTCGACACCAAACGCGGCCCCGACAATCCGCTGTACCGCGCGACGATCCGCGTGGAACTCAAGATGCGCGCGCCGCGCCACTGAAAACCATTCCAGTGCAGCCTATTTCGTGCTGCGCGCAATTCCCTCCGAGGAGGTAGTCATGAGCGTTCACGCTGATCCCGAAAAGGCGTATGTGTGGCTCGACGGCGACGGATACCGTGCGCCGGCGGGCACCGCGATGCCCACCGACCCGTTCGCTGTCGACCTCGTGTCCGGCGCCGTCCATTGGGATCCGTTCGGCGGTATCGAGGCCGGTTTCGAGCTGACCCCGACCCGCGACACCACGCCGAAGAAGGTGTGGAACCGCAGAAGGGCGCCATACAAGGTGGTCAAGTCGCCGACCGAAGAGCGTATGAAGATGCGGTGTGTCGACTACTCGGTCGCGTCCACGCTGACCGCGCTGCAGGGCGGAAGCATCTCCGAAACCTCGCCGGGCTCTAGCATTTTCGCGTGGAATATGGGGGACGACGAGGACTTCGCGTTGGTGGCGACCCTGCGCGACGAGGACGGTAACGCCGCCTTCTACTCGCCGAGGGTCACCCTGACCACCCCGCCGCCGCGCACATTCGGCAAGGAAGACCTCGACGGGTTCGAATTCGAGCTGCTCGCACTCGACCCGTTCATTCCGTTGACCTCGTGGAACCCGCTGTGGGGCAGCTTCGTGGTCACCCTGCCCGCGGGCAGCACCGGCGGAACCTGGACTCTCGGGTTCGGCGGGCAGACCACCAGCGGCATCGCCAACAACGCCGCGAACAGCGCGGTGCAGTCCGCGCTGGAAGGACTGTCGAGCATCGGCACGGGCAACGCGACCGTGACCGGCTCGGCGGGCGGCCCCTACACGGTGCTGATCAAGAAGCCCGGCCAGCTCACCGCGGACGGCTCGGGCCTGACCCCGTCGGGCACCGTGAAGGTCGACCGGGGGTAATCGGTGGCGACACAACGCAAGTCCGGCGCCGCAACGGCGCCGAACCGGCGTCAGCAGGCGCGGCCGGTGACCCCGGCCGCGCCCGCGGCGCCCGAACGGATCGACATCCTCGACGAATTCGCCGTCGACGGTGGCGAGCCCGTGCCGATCAGATTGCTCGGCGTCGACTGCGACGTGCGGCGGCAGTTCACCGGTGCCGAGGCGGTCAAGTTCTATGCGCTGGCCGAACGTGTCCAGATCGAGGAATTGCTGTCGCTGATCACCAGCGACGGGCCCGGACTGTGGGAGCAGGTCGGTCAGCTGACCCCTGAGCATGCTGCGAAGGCGCTCAACAGGATCATCAACCTGTCGGAGCTGCACAAGGGGGAACTCCTCGCGCCCCTGCCCTGGTCGGCCTTGTCAAGCCCGACCGCTGGGGCGCAGCCTTCGCCCGAGTCCAGCACTACTACGGACTGAACCTCCGCACGGCACTCGCCGAGATGCCGTACATGGATGTCGCCGCGCTGCTCGAAGATTCGGCAGCGCGCGACACCCAATCCGCCCGCGACAGCGAGAACATCGCCCGCCTGGTCGACCGCCTCGACTATGCGGCCACGTGGGAATACATCGGCGACACAACCGATCCCGACGATCCAGAGATCAAACGCGAGCGTGAAGCACGCAAGGCGGCCGGTATCAAACCGCCGCCGCGGCCGATCTTCGCGCCGGTCGCGCTGCGCGATCCGGACGTCACAGCCGAACTCGCCGAGCGCGCTCACGCCGAGCACAAGAAATACGAAGTGCCCCCGCCCCGCAAGGTCGGTTTGCGGGAGCTGATGGCCCGATTCGAAGGGAGGTGACCGCATGGCCGGTGGCCGGATCGACATCCTGGTAGCGCCCGACACCCGCGAATTCGTCGGCAAGATGCGCCAGCAGTTGCAGCCCGCGATCGGGGCGGCGACCGCGCTCGGCGGTGCGCTCGGGTTGGCGTTCGCCGGCACTGCCGCATTCGGTCAGGTCATCAAAATCGGCAACGATTTCACGAGCACCCTGAACACGATGCGCGCGGTCGCGAACGCGTCGGCCTCCGAGATGGCCGAGGTATCGGCGAAGGCCAAGCAGCTCGGCAACGACATCACCCTGCCCGGCACGAGCGCCAACGATGCCGCCGCGGCGATGACCGAGCTCGCCAAGGGCGGTTTCAACGTCAAACAGTCGATGGACGCGGCGAAGGGGTCGCTGCAGCTGGCCGCCGCCGCCCAGATCGACGCCGCGCAGGCCGCGACCATCCAATCGAGCGCCCTGCAGGCGTTCGGTTTGCAGGCATCCGACGCGACCCGGGTCGCCGACGTGCTCGCCAACACCGCGAACGCATCCTCGGCCGAAATCACCGACGTCGCATACGCCTTGCAGTCCGGCGGCGCGGTGGCCCACCAATTCGGATTGACCGTCGAGGACACCGCCTCGGCGATCGGTCTCATGGCCAACAGCGGCATCAAGGGCAGCGACGCCGGCACCCTGCTGAAATCGGCGCTGCTGGCGCTGACCGACCAGGGCAAACCGGCACAGCAGGCAATGCACTCGCTCGGCCTTACCGTGTACGACGCGCAGGGCAAGTTCGTCGGCCTCCACTCGCTGTTCGGTCAGATCCACGACGCATCGAAGCGGATGACCGACCAGAACTTCCAGGCCGCCGCGGCGACCCTGTTCGGGTCGGACGCGATGCGCTTGGCCGGCATCGCCGCGGAGAAGGGCGCGGAAGGCTACGACGCCATGCACGACGCCATGTCGCGGCAGGGGTCAGCGGCCGATGTCGCCAACGCGAAAATGCAGGGCCTGCCCGGCGCGATGGAGCGGATCCAGAACGCCGCCGAGGACATGGCGCTCGAAATCTACGACCTCGCGAAAGGCCCGCTTGAGCAATTCGCGAAGGGCGCAGCGACATTCATCACCGACGCCACCCCACACGTCGCCGATGCACTGCACACCGCCGCCGACGGCGCGGTCGATTTCGCACACGCCCTCGCGCCGGTCGTGAAGTTCGTCGCCGACCTTCCGACCCCAGTGCTCGCCGCGGCCGGCGCACTGGCCGCGCTGAGATTCACCAACCTCGGCACCACGCTTGGCACACAGTTCGGCAACGCGCGCGACAAGATCCGCGGGTTCAACGAACAGATGGCGGTGCAGCAGCAGCTCGCCGCCGCCAGCGGCGCAAGCCTGTCCCGCTATGGCGCCGCCGTCGCCACCCTCGAAACTCGGGTGCCCACGCTCGGCAAGATGGGCGAGGCCTACCGCAACGCCTCCGAGAGCGCGTCGGTGCTCGCGCGCACACAGGGCACCGTGGCTGCCGCGTCGAGCGGATTACGCTCCGCGGCAAGTGGCGTGGTCAGCCTCCTCGGCGGCCCGTGGGTGCTGGCGCTCACCGCGGCGACGTTCGCGGTCACCAGCTGGATCGAGGAGAACCGCAAGGCCGAAGCGCGGCAGAAGGCGATGAACGACCTCGCCCGCGAGGGCGCGAAACTGCGAGTGCAACAGTCGGAGATCTTCGCGCAGAACAACGGCGCGTTCGACACCAAAGCCATCGACGCCGCCACGCAGCAGGTCGGGATCCTGAAACGGTCGATGGACCAGCTGAGCGAGAAGCGTCCCGGATTCTGGGACAAGGCACTCGAGGCGCCGTGGAACGACAACGCGAAGAACGAAAACTGGCAGGCAGATCGCTGGACCGGCGCGAAAAGGATCATGGACGATCTCAAGATCTCCGATCAGCAGCTCGCCGAGACACTCGCTGACACAAGCAAATTCAATGACCTGAACAAAAAGCTGCAAGGCATGGGGCAGGACGGCCGATACGCGGCGTCCGCGCTGCAGGGAGCTCGCGACGAACTGCTGAAAACGCAGGAAACAGCGAAGAACACCTCGCCCGGATTCGCGACGCTATCAGCCGCGGTGAAGACCCTCGCTGACTCGTCCGCATCGGCCGCGGACCGCATCGACGCGATGAAGACCGCACTGCAGATCCTGTCCGGCAAGCCGGTCGCTGTGCAGGACGCGCTCGCGAAGTACAACCAGCAGGTTCGCGAGACCGCGCAGGCCACTGTCGATGTGTGGGACAAGACCCAAGGGTTCGGGCAGGCGCTGATCGGGCAGGGCGGTCAGGTCGACACCGCCACATCGAACGGTCAGCGGCTCTACGACTCGCTGACCAAGATCCGTGACGCCACGATCACCGCGGCCGAGGCCGGCGCGAACATGGATCCGATCATCCAGCAGAACGGCAAGCAGTTCGAACAGCTCGCCGCCTCAACCGGATTGAGCGTCGACCAGGTCCGCGTGATGGCCGAGCAGCTCGGCTACCTGCCCAAGGACATCACGATCCTCGCGAAGCTCAAGGGCGCCGACAGCGTCGAGCAGCAGCTCGTCGTCGTCGAGGGACTGCTGCGCACCAACGCTAACGGTGTCGATATCCCGGTCACCGCGCTCACCGACGACGCGAAGAAGAAGCTGGAGGAGACCGGCGCCAAGATCGAGCAGGTCAACGGCAAACCGGGCATCGTGCATGTGTCCGCGCCCGACGTGGCGGCCGTGATCGCGAAACTCGACGAGCTGATCAACAAAAACCTTCCGGACAAGACGCAGCGGATCAACGTCGAGTACCAGACCCGCGGCGAGGCCCTCTCGCAGCAGGGCAAGCCGTCGGACTTCGTCGGCCCGGTGACCGTGGCGCCGAAGCCACGCGCCGACGGCGGAATCGACGGGCCACTGCCGTCGCAGGCGACGATCCAGTCGCCGCGGTCGTCTCTGGTGCAATGGGCCGAACCGGAGACCGGCGGCGAAGCCTACATCCCGCTCGCGCCCGCGAAGCGTGCCCGCTCGACCGAGATCCTCGGCACCGTCGCAGGACATTTCGGGTTCGGGCTGACAAAGATGGCCGACGGCGGTATCGCCATCGACCGGGCAATGACGTTCCTGCGCGGTGAGGCCGGCAAGCCCTACCAGTACGGCGGCGTCGGCAATCCGTCGTGGGATTGCTCGGCGCTGATCTCTGCCGCCTACGCGCTGCTGAAAGGCCTCGAACCGCACGTCCGCTACTTCACCACCGAGACCGATTTCGCCCCGCTGGGATTCCTGCCCGGCCTCGACCCGACCGGCCGCGGTCTGTCGATCGGTGTGTTCCGCGGCGGTGGCGGCGAGTACTCGCACATGTCCGGCAAGCTCAACGGCACCCCGATCGAGTCCAACTCGAGCGGCGTGCACATCGGGCCCGGCGCCACCGATCCGGGCGACTCGCAGTTCCCGCTCAAGATGCATCTGCCGGGATCGGAGTTCAGCCCGCCGGACAACGGCAGCAGCCGAAAGAGCAAGCGGCGCAAGGAGAAGTCGTGGGACGAGTCCGACGAGCTCGATCTGCAGGCGGCGATCGTGTCGCGCGACAAGGCCAACGCTCAGGCCGCCAAGGATGCCGCCGACCCGAAGAAGGACGCTAACGACAAGAAGCAGGCGCAGATCTCGGCGCAGCAGGCGGACTTGCGGGTGCGGCAACTCGAGCAGAAGAAACAGGACGCGCAGGGCAGCGGGGGAGACGTGCCCGAAGCGCCCCCGCTGCAAGGCAATCTGACCGACGACCAGATCCGTCTAGCGGAGCTGCACCAGGCCGTCGAGGACGCCAAGTTCGATCGCGACGATGTGTACGCGGATAGTTCGGCGACGCAGGCCGACCGCGACAAGGCCGACCGCGACTATCAGAAAGCGATCAACGCGGAGAAAGCCGAGATCAAGAAACAGCGCGAGGAAGCGTGGGGGCTCGGCGGTTCGGGCAGCACCAACAGCCCGGTCGCGCTGCTCGGCGAAGCGGTCAAGTCCGCGGTGACCGGCGCGGCCGGTGAGGCGCTGTCGGCGATCGGTCTCGGCGGCGACATCGGCGGCACGACCGGCGCGCTGATCGGCATCGCCGCGACCGTGGCCCAGAAACAGGCATCCGACGCCGCCGACCAAGCCGCCGCGACGCCGACCCCGACATCGGCGAGCGACGACGAGATCAAGGCACAGGGACCGGTCACGCCCGGCACCTACAACTGGCTGCCGCAGCTGCTCAAGACCTTTCAGCTCCCGATGGTGCTGCGCGACCAGGGCGGCCCGCTGCCGCACGGTGTCGCCGCCCTGAATCTGTCCGGCGAGGAGGAATACGTGTTGTCCCCCGGTGACCTGCGCAACGCGCGCACGCTCGCGGCCAGCCGCGCCCCCGCGCCCGCTCCCGTCCACAACATCGACGGCAGCGTGACGATTCAGAACCTGCACACCGGCATGTCGGCGGGCGAGTTCCGGCGCGAGTGGCGGCTGATGCAGACCGATCAGCGCGACCGCATCACGGGATTGAGTCGCCGCGGATGATCCCACCGGACGACACTCTGATCGAGATCGAGGGACCGCGCGGCCAGATGTGGACCGTCGCCGGTGAGGGGCAATGGGATCAGGGCGTCGCCCTGGCCGACGAGGAGGCCGGCACCGACTTCGACGGCATGTTCGACGTGCCGACCACCGCGCTCTACAACTCGACGGCATTTCAGATCGGCGCCGACTTCGACGGCATCCGCGAGGACAAATACGATTTCGTCCTCGCGTTCGAGGTCGAGCCCGCGAACGGGCTCACTGTGGCGCAGGTCGATTCGCTGTTCCGCACATCGTTCAGCTTCAAGCGTGACTCGAAAATCTGGGTGACCGCGAACAAGTCGCGCCGGCATCTGCCGGTGCGGCTCGGCGGCAAACCGCGGATCAAGTCGAACAACGACCCCAACTCCGAGAAGGGGCTGCGGGTGCTGATGCCGCTGGTCGGCCGCTACCCGCGGTGGATCGAGGCACCGCAACCGTCGTCGTTCTACACCAAGACCGACACCACCGGCGGCGGCACCGAGACCGGGTACGTGTGGATCGACAACCCGCTGCCCGAGGACTACGACGCGTGGCCGATCTGGGAAGTACAGGCCTCCTACGAGGGTGTCACGGTCAAGCTGCCGGACTACTCGTTCGGCAGCGATCTGTGGGAGCGCGCCGAAGAGGACGCGCTTCGCAAGGTGCCGCTCGCCCCGCTGCATCTGGGCGAGCATCTGCGGATCACGACCGACCCGATGAGCATGGGCGGCCAGTACAACACCGCCACGAAGAGCGAATACGCCGGCCGCATGAACGGGCTGCGGTTCATGTATCCGATCCCGGGCGGCACCCCGCGCCAACAGGTCCCGGTCACGGTGACGAAGGCGCCGAAGAACACCCGGATCCGGGTCACCGTGCCGCGTGAGTGGCCCCGCCCGTGGGGGATGGACGAATGACGCTCGTTGCCGAGGAAATCGATTTCGACGCCGTATTCGGCGAGATCGTCGAGCGGATCCGCAAGGACGACGAGCGGCGACTGATCCCGCCGGTCATGACGCTCTACGACGGCGACATGGTCGCGGCCGGCGAAATTCACCGTGAGATCAGCGCGAAATTCACCCTGCCCGAGAACGAAACGGGCAAGGGTGTCGTCGAGCTGCCCGCGCAGTACTACCTCGCCCGCTGGATGACCAACGTCCACAAGCGGTCGAAGAAAAACGTGATCATCACCGTCGAGAAGGACGGGGCCCAATGGTCCGGATTCCTCGACGACCTCGAACAGTTCAAGGACCCCGAGACCGGTCAGCGCATCGTGCGGGCGACGTTCCTGCACGACTACGAGCATCTGAAACACATTCTCGTCTACTGCAATCCGTTCCTGCCGCCGGAATTCCAGTTCCCGCGCGTGTTCATCCTCGGGCCGCTGCCCGCACGGTTTGCGCTGACGCTGACGCTGTTCCTGCAGCTGCTGCGCCTCGAGGGCAACCTCTGGACGCTGCCCGACAACCCGCTCGACCCGTCGCAGTGGGTCAACCTCGACCAGTCGACGTGGTCGCAGGTGGTCGAGCCGGTCGACCTGTTCACCGACTCCTCGACGATCTGTTTCGTCCACTCGCGGTTCAAATACTTCCACGACGTGCAGAAACGCATCACCGATGATGCGCAGCTGACATGGCAGCCGCGGCGGCACAAGGCCGGCGATCCGCCACCGTGGCCCGGCGCGAATGTGAAACCGGGCGCGATCATCTGGAAGTTGGTCGACAACTCGGCATGGAACACCGAGACCAGTTTCGGCGGTTCGGTGTGGACCGGACTCGTGCGCGCAGTCACCGAGATCGCCTCCGACGGATACACCGAGGGTGTCGACATCATCGACGACCCCACCTTCCCGAACGAATACGGGCAGCCGAACTACTGGGGCACGATTCCCCGTGCGCCGCAAGTCATCCTGCGCGACGGCGAGCACACCGCCATCCAATCGAACTCGTTCCACTGGAAGCCGGCGACCGACGTCGGGTTCGTAGCCGGAGGGCACTCAGCCTACGGCGTAAACGAGCTCATCGGGGCAGCGGTCAACTTCGCCGGTGACCTGGTCAGCGCCATTATCCCCATCGGCGCACCACCACTCGGGGGCGTTTTCGATGCCCTCGCTAAGCCCCTCTACACCGATGTCGTCGCCGCCTGGCAAAAGATCAAGCTGATCGGCCGCGCGCAAGAGCTCGGCTGGTCGCACCTGCACGAAACGCTGTGCACGGGAAGCGATCGCGCGTACTGGGTGAACGCGCTCATCGCGCTACGCACGGGCATCTGGCGGACATCGGAGAAGACCACCCACACCGTGACCGTCGTCGACGGCATGGAGGGGCTGCGGATCGGCCAGAACGGCAAGGGCAACGCCTGGCTCGGTACCCGCATCGGCACCACCGTCAAGGACTGGGGCGAGCCCGGCCGCGTCTACGTCGACCGGATCAGCGAGCTCGTCCTCGAGTGGGGCCGCGACAAGGCCGTCGCGTGGACCATCACCGTCGGTCACCGCGACCCCGAGGACCCGATCGCGAAAGCAATCGAGATGGTCCAAGAGCTGTTCAGCATCACCCGCGACCTGGGTGTCCTGTAGGAAGGCGAGCGCGAACCAATGGCAGTAGGCCGTATCTGGCGTATCGAAGACATCAACCCGGACGACCCGGAAGAACGGTTTTTGCCTGCGCTGCAGTGTATTCCGCTCGGTCCGGCGATGCAGAAGATCACGATGCCCGAGCCGCTGGCGCGCATGATCTCCAAGCATCTCACCGAGTGCGGTTGCCCGCCAATGGATCCCGCGCTCGCGACCAAGCAGTACCAGCCGCCGCGCCGCGGGATCAATCACCCGCTCAACGGTGATGCCGACTGGGTGAAGCCCGGCACCCCGCCGCCGCCTGCGTATCTGGTGCAGGACCCGGAAAGCCTCACCCGGCACGAGCAGGAAGCGCAGCTCGAGCGGTATCGGCACATGGGCTACCGAATCGAGAAACCGGTACCCGAGCGCAGCACGCTCGCCGCCGAGGACGCCCTCGATGAACCACCGCGGTTCAACCCCACCGATCACACCGTGACCGAGGTGTGCGCGTACCTGCGCGAGCTCGGCGACACCGACCCCGTCGAGCGTGGCCGCGTCCTCTACGCCGAGCGACACGGCAAGAACCGCAACGGGATTCTCAGGAGGTTCGAATGAGTTTCCGCACTGCCTACGGCAACGCCTGGTCCGAGAACGGTTGGCGGATGTGCAACCGCGACGAGTGCGAAATCGTCGACGGCCCGCACATGGATACCGCCCCGCTGCGCTCCGGCGCTCCGGCGATCATCCTCGGCGATTTCGTGCGCCGCTACGACCGCGAGGTCGCACCGGTGATCTCGGAAGTGTGGGGGTGGTCGGCGCTCAACGCTGTGGGCGACTCGAATCACCTGTCGGGCACCGCGGTCGATATCAACGCGCCGCAGTGGGCGTGGGGAGTGCGCACCATGCCGGCCACCCTCGTCGACCGGATCGAGGCCCTCGTCGCCGAGTACGAGGGCGCCGTGTTCTGGGGCCGCTGGTGGGACCGCCCCGACGAAATGCACTTCCAGATCGGATGGCCGGAATCGGATCCGCGGCTGGACCGCATCGTCGCGAAGATCACCAACCCGACCCCGGCATACAACCCGCGCACCGACCCGTACGTGCGCACCGGATTCCTGCAACTCATCCCCCCGAGTAGGTGGCCGCAATGACCGTGACATGGGCTGACACCAGCCAGTACAACACCGACAACGGCGGCCGGCCGCAGCCGATCGACGCGTCGTATCCGCACCAGGTCTATTCGTTTCGCACGAACTCCGGCGACAAGACCGACACCATCGCGGTCGAGAACGCGCGCCGGGTGCGGGCGATGCTCGACTCCGGCAAGCTCGCCCTCGCCCTGCCCTACTACTTTTTCCGGCCCGGGCAGGCCAACTGCGACCTGCACCGTGACGTGCTCACCGAGGGCGGGCTGTGGGGGCACCCGCGGCTGGTCACGATGGTCGACGTCGAGAGCGCCAACGGACAGATCCGCGGCGACCAGTCCGACGAGGTCAACGACGAGGTCGACCGGCTGCGCGGCTGGTACGCCAATCGGAAACGCGTCGTCGGCTACCTGAACGCGGTCGCCGACCCCGGACTGTGGCGCACCCGCCCTGACGGCATGCCGTTCGTGACGCCGTCCTACAGCCACACCCCGGGCGTGTGGGCGTCGACCCCGCCGCCGCAGTGGATGCAGGCGCTCGCGTTCGCGCAGCAGTACACCGACCGCGGCCGGTGCGCGCCGTGGCCGAATCCGGTCGATCTCAATCAGTCCCCGCTCGAGCTGCCGCAACTGCTGGCACTGCTCGGAATCGAAGGAGGTACCGCCGTGTCCGATCCCATCGTCGACGGCGCCGGCCAACTGCACCCGTTCGCCGACAAGATCCGGCCGATCCAGCATCCGGACAACGTCAACAGCTCGACACGCTCGCCCGAGGCCGCCTGGCCGTATGACATGTGGGCCGACATGTGGAACGAAACGGTCTGGGACGGTTTCACCCTGCCCGGCGCCGAGGAAGCTCCCGACGCCGAGCGGCATTCGCTGGTCGGCTGGACGCTGACCGGTGTCGCCGAGGGCCGCGACCGCGGCGAGATCCTCAAGCGGATCGAGGCCAAGCTCGACCAGGTGCTCGGTGGTGCGCGGTGACGGGGCCGGCTATCGAGCCGGACGGCACGCCCTCGCCAGTGCCGCCGACGCAGGTGCAGCACCCGTGGCGCGCTATCGCCCGCACAGCGGTGCAGCTGCTCGTCGGGCTGCTGCCCGCGCTGCCGATATTCGTGCAGGCATCGGGGATCCCGGAGACGACAGCAGGAGTCGGCGTGCTGCTGGCCGTCTCGGCCGCGGTCACTCGACTGATGGCGGATCCGCGAATCGAGGCACTACTCGCCGCGGTCGCGCCGTGGCTGGCCGCAGCGCCGAAACCGCGCGAGGTCGAGAGGTGACCGACCCGGCGCAGCCGTGGCGATCATGGGCGCGCCTCGTGCGGCTGCGGGTGCGGCTGATCTGGCCCGAGGTCGTGCTGATCGAGGTGTGTGTTCTGGTCGCCGCGCTGTGCCGGGGCATCGACTATCTCGGCCCGCCGGCAGGCGGCACAGCGACGCTCTCAGTAGTCGAGCGGACTATGCCGCTGGATGCGTGGGCCGCGATGTTCATCGTCGGCGGGACGCTGGGGCTCGTCGGGCTGGTGGGGGACCGGTGGCCGCTGACCTCGTTCGGGCACGCGGTGCTCGCGGCGGCATATGCCGGGTTCGCGGTGGGGGCTTTCTGTGAGGTGCTGGGCCGGTCACCGGTCGAGGGGTGGCGTACCCCGACCGACTGGCTGCTCGTATTCGCGGTCGTGCATTGGGGTTACGCGGACGCGGCGCTGGATGTGTGGAGAGAGAGGCGGCGGAGTGGATGAGATTCTGCAGCGCGCACCCGAGTGGGCTGTCGGGGCAGTAGTGATCTTTGTCGCGCTCGGCTACATCGGCCGGACGGCGGCCGAAACGTCGGAAACGTGGGCCCGGCTGCTGGGGCCGTTGGGGCGCCGGTGGCGCGAGCGCGGGGAACGGCGCCGACAGATCCGGATAGAGCAGCGCGAAGCCCGGGCGGCCGATCTCGAGGACATGACGCGGCAGCGTGACTACCTGGCGGGTGCGCTAGATATCTGCCGCACCGAACACGAGGCCACCGCCGGCTATCTGCTGTATGACGCTCGCTGGCATTACGAGGCCAACCTCGCTGCCGCTGCAGCAGGTTACGAATCACCCGCGCACCTGTCGCTGCGGCAGTGGCGGGAAGTGAACGGAGTCGGACGGTGACAACACCAGGCAATCCTCCACTGCCGCCGCAGGGTTCATATCAGGTCGGCAGCGGGTTCGGGCAGAAGGACACCCAGGAAGTCGCGACCTCGAAAATGACCGCGGGTGTCCTGGGCACCTACGAAGACGTGCAGAGCAAGATCGGCACCAACATCCACACGCCGATTCTCACCGCGCAGGGCACCGCGTCCGTGGCTCAGGCCGCGGCCGGCACCGCGTACACACAGGCGCAGGCCGCGATCAACGCGGCGGCGAACGCGAGCAACCTCGCCGACATGGCGTACGCGAACGCACAGTTCTGGCAGCTGGAGTTCGCGCAGTCCTCGGCCGAAGTGGTCCGCGGTACGGGTGAAGTGCTGGTCGGCCCGATGCTGAACGTCCGCGACGATCAGCTCGCGATCCTGACCGATATTCACGCGCGATTCCTCGAGCAGCACGGCGGCCTGACGTTCGAACTGCGCATCTGGAATGCCGACAACACGGCGTACCGAGTGGCCTATACGTGCGTGATCGAGCCGAACGTGACGCGCCGTCATTTCCCGGCGCTCACGGTCGGTGTCGCGGACCTCGAAAGTTTCTGGGTGTACGTCACCGACATTGTCGGCACCGCCCCGCCGACCGTCCTGCAAATCTGCTGCGCGGGTGTATTCACCCCGGATCCGGAGTTCGCATAATGAAGACATTTGAATACATCGCGGAATCTCATGGATTCCAGGTGTCGCTCACTATTCAGCCGAACCGTGAAGCTCTGTGGGCCAAGGCGTTCGGTGTCGAAAGTCTCGACGGCCTGTTCGACATGACGCCGGTCGAGGAAGCGATTCCGCGGTTCGATGCCGCGATCCGCCGATTCAACGCCGAATCCGAGGAACTGCGTCCTCTGCTTGCGGCGGATGACCCGGTCGGGTTGCGCGGCAACCGCGGCATATTGATCAGGCTCCGCAAACAGATGGCGCAGCAGGGCGGCACGATCTCTGGAGCGGCCGACGAGAGTGAACCACGGGAGACGATGTGACCAAGAGTTTTGAACAGCGCGCCGGATCGATTCAGAACACGGCCCTCGTGGATTCGACCCGGGATCTGAGGACGCGTTCAATTTCTGCTTCGATGTGCCGACTGTCGACGGCCTGTTCCCACCGGGCACAACCGGTGCAGATGCGCTGCCAATCCTGCAGGCGGCACTGAGTCGCGCTTATGCGAATCGGTCCACGATCGAAGCATTCGCGCCGCCCGGAACGATTGGCTTTCTCATCTACCACGGTGTCACAACAAGTCTGGTCATGCTGCGGAACACCGCGCGGGACTATGGCGGCACAATCCAGGGCGCATACCCACAGTGAGCACCTACCTGCGGCGGCACTGGCCGCTCGCCGTGGCGGCGTGGAGCGACCTCGACGCATATCACGCCCGCCCGAACGAGAACCCGATTCAGCCGCCGTGGAAGCGCACGAACTCGTCGCGCACAGTGCAGTTGGTCAGCAATCAGCTCGTGATCGCCGATGCCCTCGAAACACCGTTCCAGGTCGGTGGGGTGTCGTACGAGATGATGCCGTTCACACGAAATTACGGGTGCGAGTACGACTTACACATCGATGGAAATATTGTCCAGCAACAGTTTTGGGCGATGGCGATCTCGCCGTCTTGGGCAAAGGTCGGTTTCTCCGATCTAATCAATCTGCCCATGGTGGCCATATGGCGTGATGTGGCGTCGACGACACAGAACATTCGGATCATCATCTATCGCAGCCTCGCGCAGATCGACACGCTCGCGCAGTCCAGCAGCGTCGGTGGCCTGATCAACAATCAGTGGTACCGGCTGAAAATGCTGGTCGAGCGTGACCGGCTGATCCGCGTGTACGTCAACGACACGTTCCTCTTCGCGTACTGGCTGCCCCAGCAATACAAGTCCGGGCCACTGGCCCGCGGCATCAACATGCTGAATCAGACCACCAATCCGGCGTATGTGAAGAACTTCGTGTTGTACGACCGGCAATCGGATTTCCCGACCATGGTCGAGGCCGATTGGGCGACCGTGAAGTCCGACGAATTCGACCGGCCCGACGGCGCGGTCGGCAACGGGTGGGTGCAGGTCGGCGCCGACGCCGGGATCGTCGGCGGCAAGTGGGGGAGCACCGGCACGGCGAACGGCAGCCGCGCGTTGCTGACCAACACCGGTGCGACCGACGGCGTGCAGCGTGTCGTCGGGAAGTTCGGCAGCGCACCGAACAGCACAGCCGATAGCAGTCTGCTGCTCAGAGTTTCCTCCGACGGCACGACCGGCCTCGCGGCCAATTTCTACAACGGCCGCATCTATCTGGCCAGGTTCACGGGCGGATTGGCGAATCCGACCATGGTCGATTATCAGAGCGACGCCGCGAACCTCAACGGCACCGAGACGGTCGCATTCGCGTGCGACGCGCAGCACGCGTGGATCGAAGTCAACGGCGCGACCGCGGTCATGGCCGATTTGAACAACCAAGTGCCGGTGGCGGACTCGTGGGCAGGCGCCCGCGTCGAACGCACCTCCGGCACGAACTCGCCCTCGTGGGACCGACTCAGCGTTTTCCGACGCGCCGCCGCGTAGCAAGGAGGCACCCAAACCATGACCGTGATCAGCGACAAAGTCACCGATATCGCGGGGCTCGGCGAAACCGACAACGTCGTATTCGAAACGACCGTGATCCGAGACAACATCGGCGAGACCGCGATCGTGACCACCCGCCGCCACAGCTACACGCCAGGCGAAGACGGCACCTTCACCACCGACAATCTCGATCCCGGGCCCGCACGAGTGCGGATCGGGTTGCACACCTACAACATCGAGATCCCCCACACCAGCGACACCATCCGGCTGATGCCGCTGATCGAAGCCGCGCTACCGATGCCGGCCACCGAGACCGCGGTCGCAGTCCACAACTACGGCGGCATATCCGGCATGAAGGCCGTCTCGCAGTCCTGGTGGGATTCCAACCCGCACGACCCCGCTACCTACTACGTCGTGCTGCCCGACTGATCGGAGGAACCGAAAATGATGCCGAAGCTGTACCCGAGATTCCATCAGAGCTTGCTCAACGGCGAGATCTCGGTCGCGCACACATGGAAAGCGACCCTGCACACCTCGTCGTACACGCCGGATCTGGACAACCACCGGTATCAATCCAGCCTCACCAACGAGGTCGCCAACGGAAACGGCTACACGACCGGCGGTCTCACGCTGGCGAACAAAGTGCTCGCCTACGATCCGGTGACTGATACCGCGTGGATCAAGTGCGACGATCTGATCTGGGATCCGTCGACGATCACCGCCCGCTATTGCGTTATCTCGGACGTGAATCCCGGTGCGGCAGCGACGAATCCACTCATCGCGCTGTACGACTTCGAGGCGAACAAGAGCAGCGACAACGCTCCGTTCAAGCTGACCATTGCCGCTACCGGCATCGTGCGATTGCAGGCGCAATAGCCTATGCCGCTCTGGCTTCACGGCGACGCGCCGACCGGCATCTACGTCGGCGACATCCGGGCCCGCCGTGTCTATCTCGGCGATATCGAGCTATGGAACGGCGACATACCGGTCGAGCTCACGCTCAAGCCCGCCCGCGGCACCGGATCCGCACCGGCGCCAACACTATCGGCCGCAGTCATCGCCACCCTGCCCAGCGCGGCCGGCGTCGGATCCGCCCCGCCGCCGTCGGTCGTGGCGGGCAGCGGCGCCGTCCTCGCGCCTGCGGTCGGCGTCGGATCCGCCCCGCCGCCGGTCCTGTCGTCGGCGGTCACGATCCCGCTGTCGACCGCGACCGGTATCGGCACCGCCCCGGCGCCCAATATCGGCGAGGTCGTGCTCACGCTCTCGCCTGCGCTCGGCAGCGGCTCGGCCCCCGCGCCGTCCGTCGGCGGCGGTGCGGCGGTGACACTCTCGGCCGCCGCGGGCGTGGGTAGGGCGCCGACCCCCTCGGTTGCTGCGGGCGTGACCATCGCCCTGGCACCGGCGACCGGCAGCGGCAGCGCTCCCGCTCCGGATTTCGCGTCCGGTATCACGGTCACCGACGATTTCAACCGAGCGGACGGCGGTCTCGGCGCGAACTGGACGACGATAGGCGCGAATGCGCCTGTCATCGCGTCGAACCGCGCGCAGGCCGGCACCCCGGGGATTGGTCAGACGCTCGCCTATATAGCCCGGCACAACACAGCGCTGACCACCGATACGCAAGAGGTCGTGTTCGTGCCGATCGCCGCCACGGTCGGGCCGACACCAGCGCAGGGCGCCGGCGCCTTCCTGCGCAGCACGAGCGCAGGCAATTTCGTGTGCGTGAGCGTGACCGACACGCAGGCGTTCATCAACACCTACATATCCGGCACATTCACCAACCGGGCGACGAGCGGCACGATCTCGGCGCCGACGAGCGTGCGGTTCACCGCGGTCGGCAACGTCTACTCGGTCTATATCAACGGCAGCGCAACCGCGGCGGTGACGTGGACCGACTCGGGCGCGCTGATCGGCATCGGCTCGTCTAACCGCTACTTCGGGCTGTTCTCGAATGCGGTATACAGTTTCAGCGGCGGCAACCGCGGCTACGCCATCGACTCGATCATCGCTCGCGACGGCGTCACCTCATAGCAGGACCCACCGACAGAAAATTGCCCGCCGGACCAATCCGGCGGGGCGATTTCGTGCGTCTGCGGTCAGGTCTTGCGGCCGATCGCCGCATACGTCGACACCTCGGCATCGGTGGCCTTGCCGATCGGCGGTGTCACGATGCCCGGCTCGTCGAGCACCGGGCGCTCGAAGAATGCAGCGAAACCGTCGCCGAGGCGGCCGAACGTATAAGCGTGTCGCAGAACACGATTCGCCGCATGGTCGGGGCCAGGGTTTGCGGTCGCGGCGCTGTGGGGCGAGCTGCTGGTCGAACCGGCGATCGTCAGGTGAGTTTCGCGCCCTGTCGCGGTCCAAGGGCGCGGAAAATTAGGCTCCGCCACGCCCCCTACGGCAGGGTCATTGCTGCCCCAGATGGCGGAGCCAGCAGACCCGCCGGTCTAGCCCAGCAGTTCCCCACGACGCATACGCTCGATCACCGCATCCGACGACAGCTCATCACGGGACTCAGGGTGCTGCCAGTAGAAGCGCACCAAATGGAGCAAAAGTGGCGGGTCAATTCCGAGGACCTGTGGGTGTAGGTCCATATATTGTTCGTAGTATCTGCGCTGCAGGTAATCGATAATATTTCTGCCGATTTCGACCTGAATGCGGGTGCGCGGATTGGGGATAATGCGCACCGCCCGTGAATTATTGACTATAGCTGCGAATACCGTATCGATATCCTCCCAGCCGATTACCCTGACCGATGAACCCAGCGAGAGTGTTATTCCTTGCATGTCCAAAGTGGCAGAAGGTCCCTGCTTGTTTCTTCCGGCGATAAGGAAGCTTGCCATCACCAGAATCAGCAGTAGGACTACAACCACCACAACCAGCCCGCCGACGTCAACAGCCGTCCTGCCAGTGTCTTCCGAGTTGGACAGGTGGGTGAAGAACAACGCACCGCGCACCACGATAAATATGGCTCCAACCACGAGCCAGATTATCAGAGTCGGCTTCCAGGAAGATATGAATGGCAGCCGCAATCCCGTATCGCCGTTGACCGACATATTGCGAGGCAGGGTAGTGCGCCGCACCCGCAAATGCGGCAACAGTGCGACGATGAAACTAAGAGCCATCAGCCCGATCATCACACCATAGAAAGCTCTTAGTGAGTCTCCTTGGCGCGCGAAATCCAAGGTATAGGGGATCGATACCAGGACCATAACACCGAGGAACACCAGCAAGAAGGTGATCTTGGTAGGAATTCTTTCCTTTCCCCAGTCGCTCGGCCAAGCAAGCATCGGGGATTTTTCTTCGGCGTTTGCAGACAATGGCGGCTCTCCTGGTCGGTTGTGCGAAACACGCTACTTGAATGGCTGTTCGGCGAGCCAGCCTCCCAACGCGCCGCCACCGAAACCGACCAGAGCAGCGCCCATACCGGCGCAAAATGCCGACCCGACCGGCCCTCCGGCGGAACACAGAAGCGCCCCGCCCTCGGCACCGGCGAGCGCTCCAGCCCAACCACCTGCGGTCCCACCTACGGCATTCGCAATAGCCTCGTCGGCGGGCTTTCCGTGCTGCCAGTCATCGTAATTGACCCACGCATTGACGGCACCCCCGAGCGCTACACCGCCGAGCATCTTGCCGTCGGACTTCAACAACTGTCCGATTTCAGCCTTACTAGCTGCGTCGGTCGCAGAGTCCATCGCACCGGCGAACGCGTGTCCCGCACCGGGGGTACTCGTGTCGAGCATTTGCAGCGCTCGCAGTTGGCTGAGGTGAGACTCAGCCATCGCTTGCCCAGCTTGGCTAGCCATGCTCGAGCCGGCGGCGGACGACCACTCCCCGGTCGCGCCGGCCATTCCAGCAAACGCGGTCGCAGCCGGATGACCGACCACGGTGCCCTTGGTGGAATCGTAGAAGCTATTCCATTCCGAGCCCGACCACGACTTCACCGCGTCCCAGACCGTTGGTTTCGGAGTGCCGGGCGGAACCTTGTTCGGATCGAACGAGAGCACAGAGCCATCGGGGAAAGTGGTGACCAGTTGTCCGCTGTCCAGCTTGGTCGTTGCTGTTCTCCCGTCAGGGTAGGTGGTGACGATCTGGCCGTCTGGCTTCAAGGCGGACTGAACGCCAGCCGAATTCGCGGTGCCGACCAGGTGCGGCTTACCGTCGGCGCCCTGCGTGTACTCCTCAAACGCCCGAAATCCATCGGGGCGCTGCCACTGCCGATCTATCGCACCGTTCGGGCCGAACTTGTCGGTGGTGATGCCGCCGTTCTGCGGATACGACTCTGACACTTTCGCCCCCCGCGATCCGTCCGCATTCAGCGTGTAGGTGCTGGTCTTGCCGTTGCCCTCGGGCACTGTCTGGAACTGCTGCGATTTCCCATCGGCTGCGGTAACGGTCATACCGACAACACCGGCGCTGTCCGGTTTGGTCGTAACCGTCGTGATGGGCGGTTTATGGTCAGTGCTTTCCGTCGTGATCGTCAAGCCATCCGGCTGTTGCACCGACGTGGAAACGGTTAGCGTCCCATCAGGATTCGGCGTAGTCGTGGTCTTCGAACCATCGGCGTTGGTTACCGTGATCGGGATACCCTGCTCGAGCTTCATCGCGTCACCGAGTACGGGCGGCAACTCGCTCGGCTTTGCCGTGTCCGGATGCGTCAGACCAGGGAACAGCGTGCGAATAGCCTTGGGCGGCAACTCATACATGGCCACCTGGTTGACCGCAGCGTTCGCGATGTCGATCGCCGCTTTCGCGCCGACGGCAGTGTTTTCGGCATTCTGGAGCGCGCCCAGCATCGCTACGTGCTGCTGCGTCGCCTCGTATTCGACCTGAATGAGCGCTGTCGTAACGTTCGCGGGCACAGATTTGGGGTCCTTGCCTGCTGCGGCCTTGATCGCGGCTTGTTTGGCGACGCTGGTGACGGTGCCATCGTCGGCGACCTCAAAACCCATGCCCACGATCAGGTTTCGCTTGTCGATGACGAACTGTCGGGCGTGAGCCAACTCCGTTTGCTGCGTCGTGAGTGTGGTTTTCAGGCCGCCGACCTTGTCCATCAGATGACTGCCTGCCGTCTTGTCGGCGTTCACGCGCGCGGCTGCGGAGTCCGCGCCTGCACCCTTCCATGACTCGGCCAAATGGTCTTGCTGGGTGACCATCGACTGTAAAAGCTTGTCCCCGTTGGTGACAACGGTGTCGAAGCGAGTAGCGAACGTACCCAGCAGGTCGGGCTTCCACTTCTCGACTTGGGAGATGGTCAGCGTCGGGCGGCCCGGGCCGGGACTCACTTCAGCCCACCCATCTCCCGCAATTTCGTCGCGAAGTCATCATCGGTGACCTCATACTTGTCACCGACGCCCTTCGCGATCTCGGCCATCTCTTGCGGGCGCGCAGCGAAGAACGTCAGTCCACCCTTGACCTGGTCACGTGCTGCGAAAACGGTCGCCGCCAAGTCGACGCCGGGGAACGGGTCGGTGCCATCGACGGGCGCGGTCACCCCATCCACCAGCTTGCCGATCTCCCCCGACAGCCCGTCCAGAAACTTCGCCCACGCCCGCAGCGCGTCCGGATCGACTTTCATGCTCATCGGTGGCGCCCCCCTTCGTCGTCCCCAAACCTTCGAAAATCGCCCTGATGATACCGAAAACAGCCCGCTGAGCCGGACGACGACTTTTGGCTCTCGCGAGCCAGCCATCTGCCAGTGAGCGGCGGTCAAGAGGGCAGATAGCGGTGAGCAGGCTGACGGACGTGGGGAACACCAAAGTACATAGAATTGAATTCGGTACCTTTACCTGCGGGTTTGCCGATAGTGCGGGTAATTCGCGTTGTGGACGCTCAATGAGAACGGCCCGCGCATACGTGGGAGATGCGCAGGCCGTTTCGTGTGACGAGGCTATCGGG